TAACGGTAATGTAAACACACAACCAGTTGGTATTGCTAAAGTTGGTACTGTCGGTGGTCGTTTCACGATCTACCGTGATACACGTACAGAAGCACAATATCAGACAAATCAACGTGGTACAATACTTGAGTACGCTTTATTAGGCTACAAGGGTGCTGAATACTATGATACTGGTATCGTTTACTGCCCATACATTCCTGTATTAGTACAGCGTACAGTTGGTCCTAATGATTTCAGCCCACGTGTTGGTTTAATGACCCGTTATGGTGTTATTGATCATATCTTTGGTGCTGCTCTTTATTACCATCTCATTATCGTTTCCGGCCTCGGTCAGGCATTCGTTCCTGGTACCGCAGCTACAATGCTATAATAAGCATTTTAACGGTAAAACGTTTAATCAAGAACCCGTTGAGAAATCAACGGGTTTCTTTTTGAGTATAGACCTTTATTAAGATTAGTTATCTAGTAAATATTATTCAATGAGCAAGAAAAAGCGTTTGCAAAAACAGAAGCTATCTCAAAACATTCTAGACAATACACCTGCTACTAAAGACAAGAGCCCTTTAGTACATCAGGCCGAAAAACTGGCAAGACCAGTTATGATTCGACAAAGACCGGATTTGACGAACAAACAAAAAGAATTTCTTAAACTTGCTTTAGACAATGAAACTAAAATTGTTTTTATTACAGGGCCATCAGGTAGTAGTAAAAGTTTTTTAGCAACCTTGGTTGCGCTGGAATTATTAAACCTAAAAAAGGTTTCTGACTTAATATATATTCGTAGTATAGTAGAGAGTTCAGATAATAAAATGGGATATCTCCCTGGAGATGCAAATGAAAAACTTACTCCATATCTCGAACCATTAATGGAAAAGCTTGACGAATTATTAATTAAAGCAGATATTAATATGCTTATGAAAGAAAACCGTATTGAAGGTAAACCAACAGGATATCTTCGTGGGCTTTCTTGGAATGCTAAAGCAATTATTATGGACGAAGCTCAAAACAGTACGTTCAGAGAGTTAACTACCCTATTAACACGAGTGGGGCAGTTTAGCAAACTATTTATTTGTGGAGACCCAATGCAATCTGACATTAACGGTAAGTCAGGCTTTGAAAAAATGTGTAATGTTTTTAATGACACTGAGAGCCGCGACAAAGGTATCCACGTGTTTACTTTAACTGAAGCAGATATTGTACGTAGTGAAATTGTAAAATATATTGTAAAAAAGTTAGAACTTTATAATAAGAAATCTTAACTTCTATAACTCAGTCAAGCGCACTGGCGAAAGAAAAATATTTTTTTTCTTAGAGATAAAAATATAAAAACACATACAATGTATAAATAATATTCCTTGCTACTAACTCTATGATATTCGACGAACAAATTTCCCGTAAACCTAATCGCTATCCTTGGACAGAGGAATATATTGAATCCATGCATAATGGATTTTGGACTCATAAAGAGTTTAGTTTTAAATCAGATGTACAGCAGTTCAAAGTTAAGCTTAATGATCAAGAAAGAGAAATTATAATTCGTACTTTATCCGCTATCGGTCAGATTGAAATAGCTGTAAAGTCTTTTTGGGCTAAGCTTGGCGAAAACTTACCACATCCTTCATTACAAGATCTTGGTTATGTTATGGCAAATACAGAAGTAATTCATAATAATGCTTATGAAAGATTACTTACCGTGCTTGGTTTAGAAGATGTATTTGAAGAAAATCTTAAACTAGATTGGATACAAGGGCGTGTTAAATATCTTAAAAAATATACACACCGGTATTATAAAGACAAAAAGAAGCAATACTTGTATGCTATTATTCTTTTTACTCTTTTTGTAGAGAACGTTTCTTTAATGAGTCAGTTCTACGTTATCAATTGGTTTGCTCGTAACAAGAACGTACTTAAAGATACCGACCAACAAGTCAAATACACTCGTAACGAAGAACGTATACATGGTTTGGTTGGTATAAAAATTATTAACACAATTAGAGAAGAGCATCCAGAGCTTTTTGACAAAGAGCTTGAAGACAAGATTTTGTCAGAAGCAAAAGAGGCATATGAAAGTGAAGCAAAGATTATTGATTGGATGATTAACGGTATTAAGGAAGACGGTTTATCTGCACCTATTTTGAAAGAACTAATTAAAGATCGCATTAATGAATCATTGATTAATATTGGTTTCCCGACTGTATTTGAGATTGATCCTGTGTTAATTAAAAAAGCTAACTGGTTTAATGAAGAACTACTTGGTAATAACATGACCGACTTCTTTCATTCCCGCCCAGTAGAATATTCTAAAAAGTCACAAAGTTTTGCAGAAGACGATTTATTTTAATTAAAAGTATAGTATAATAAATTTATGACCGACAAGAATATTTACTGGCTGAATAGTGATGCGCGCAAATTCCTCGAACGGGGTTATCTTTTAGACGGAGAAACTGCTGAACAGCGTATAAGAGATATAGCTGAAAAAGCAGAAACATATCTTAATAAGAAAGGTTTTGCTAATAAATTTGAAGAGTATATGCACAAAGGCTTTTATTCCTTAGCATCTCCTATATGGTCTAATTTTGGTCGTACACGTGGGTTACCTATTTCTTGTTTTGGTTCTTACATTGATGATGATATGGATGCTATCTTATACAAGATATCAGAAATAGGCACTATGTCAAAAGCCGGTGGAGGTACTTCTGCTTACTTTGGTAAAATACGCCCTCGTGGTGCGCCTATTTCATCAGGCGGAGAATCTACTGGTGTACATCATCAATTAGTAGTATTCGAAGCATTAACAGATTATATATCGCAAGGTAATGTGCGCCGGGGTTCGTTTGCAGCTTATTTGCCTATCGATCATAAAGATGTTGAAGAGTTTTTAAAGATAAGAAGTGATGGTGATGAAATACAAAACCTTTCTATAGGTGTTTGTGTAGATGATGCTTGGTTAAAGTCTATGCTTGATGGAGACAAAGAAAAACGTCGCATCTGGGGTCTAGTTATAAAGAAGCGTTTCGAATCAGGTTACCCGTATATCTTCTTTACGGATAACGCTAACAATCAAGCACCGCAAGTTTATAAAGATAAAAAAATTAAAATTAATCAAAGTAATCTTTGTACAGAGATTATGCTATCAAATGATAATGATGAGTCATTTGTATGTGATTTGTCTTCTTTAAACTTTGAGCAATGGGACAATTGGAAAGATACTGATGCAGTAGAAACATTGGTATATTTTCTTGATGCAGTAATGACTGAGTTTATTAATAAAACTGAAAAGATGAAGTTTATGGCTCATCCAAGAAACTTTGCTGTTAATCAGCGCGCTCTTGGTATCGGGGCTCTTGGTTGGCATACATTTTTACAATCTAAAATGATTGGGTTTGAATCTATGGAAGCTAAATTTCTTAACACTCAAATCTGGAGCACTGTAAGAAAAAAAGCTGATGCAGCTACTACGCAAATGGCTAAAGAATATGGCGAACCTACTTTACTTAAGGGTTACGGTCGTCGTAACGTAACTACACTTGCTGTAGCACCTACCACGTCAAGTTCATTTATTCTTGGTCAAGCATCTCCTTCCGTTGAGCCTCTTAATTCGAATTATTTTACTAAAGACTTAGCCAAAGGTAAATTTACTTATAAGAATCCTTATTTAGAGAAATTACTCGAGACAAAAGATAAGAATACAGATAGTGTTTGGAAGTCTATATTAGTTAAAGGTGGCTCTGTACAGCATCTTGAATTTCTTACACCGGAAGAAAAGAACGTGTTTAAAACATTTGGTGAAATAAGCCAGAAAGAAATAGTCATACAAGCAGCTGCTCGTCAGAAGTACATTGATCAAGGTCAATCATTGAACCTAATGATTCCACCTAATACTAAACCGAAAGACGTTAACGAATTAATAGTGTTTGCTTGGGAAAACGGTATTAAGAGTTTATATTATCAACGTTCTGCTAACCCAGCTCAAGAACTTGCTCGTTCGATATTGACTTGCTCAAGTTGCGAATCGTAAGTGAGTTATGTTAAAAATTCTTATTATAGGTGACAGCTTTGCGGCCGATTGGTCTGTTAAATACAACAACTATAAAGGTTGGCCGCAACTGTTAGCCGAACAATATGAAGTAACTAATATAGCTCAAGCGGGAGTTTGTGAATATAAGATTTATAAGCAATTATTATCTGTTAAAAACCTTAGTGTCTATGATTGGGTGATTGTATCTCATACTGGTTCTTTTCGAGTCAATACATTAAAACACCCAATACATAGCAACGATAAATTACATAAAAATGCTGATTTAATTTATACCGATATTGACTACCATTCAAACAAGTTAAAAAATATTTTTAACAAATCTTTAAAAGCTGCGGTTTTATTTTACAAGTATCATTTTGATCCTGAGTATTTTGAAACTACATATCAATTATTAAGAGAAAAAATTAATAGTATATTGAAAGATAAGAAAACTATTATTATTTCCAATTTAAAAAGAGATACTAATTACGAAAATGAAAATATCGTATTAGATTACAGTAACTATCATAATACTGAAGGTGGATTAGTCAATCACTTTTCTGAAAAGGGCAATCAAGAGATTTATCAAAACTTGATTAAAATTTTAAATAGTCTAAAATAATATTATGAACACGAGAGACGATCTGGCAGTAATACTATGCCACTTTAATTGGTGTGGTTATAGACGCCCGGACCAAAACCTAAATCGTTTTTTACGACAAATGGACGCTTTAAATATACCTGTGTATGGAGCGGAAGCTTCAGTTAACGGTACGTTTTTAACTAAAGATCGTCCTAACTGGATCCATATTGGTGCCAGAGAAGAAAATATATGCTTTCAAAAAGAGGCACTACTTAATGTAGTTGAAAAAACTGTACCAAGTAAATACACTAAACTCGCTTGGATAGATCATGATATATATTTTGAAAATCAAAACTGGTATGATGACACGTCTATAGCACTAGACAGTTTAAACTTAGTACAGTTATATGAAATAGCTTATTGGACAGATAGTAGAGGTAATATAGAAAGAACTGCTAAGTCAATTTTATCTTTAGAAAACTTAACTGAAGATTCTGTAAAAACACCGTTTTGGTCTAATATACCCACTCACCATAGCGGATTTGGTTTTGCTGCAAATAGAAGTTTATGGAAAGAAGGTGGTGGTTTGTACCCTTATAACTTTTTAGGGGGCGGAGACACAGTGCTAATCTACTCAACTATTAACGGAAACTTAACCCCGGCAGCTGCTAGAGTAGCATACTTTTTTAAGCCTGAAAACGCTTCCGATATATTTATAAAATGGAAAGCTAGTATGTATAAGTATATAAACGGTAAGATAGGTTTTATAAAAGGTAATATTTATCACGAATATCACGGTCCAAGGCAAAATCGTAAATACGGTGCGAGAGAAAAAATAATTGAAGCGTATGGTTATGGTTTTGCAGCAAACATATGGATCAATTATCGCGGGTTACTTGAACTAAACAACCCACCGTATGGATTTACAGAAGCGATAAAACAATACTTTATTGAGCGCAGAGAGGATGACGTAGAAGAAACTAAGATAGCTGGAATTAATACGTATATGTCTCCTCATTAAGAGGTTATATAAGTTAAATAAAAAAATATTTGATTTTAGTTAATTTTATATTATAAGTATTATTGCTATGACAAAACTAACTAACTATAATCCTAGCGCATATCGTAATCCATTCTCACTCTTAGACAATGTCTTAGAGAGGGAATTTAACCATCCTTTCTTTTGGGGGGATGTTAGCCGTACAGGAGATACTGTTCGGTTTAAAGAAGGGGATGAACTCACTGTAGAGGTGGATCTTCCCGGGGTATCCAAAGATAAAACAAATGTTACTGTAGAAGGTAGAGTAATAACGATTGAAGGTACTCGTAAAGTCGTTCACAAAGGCGGCACACAAGAGGAAACTTTTAGCCGTAGCTTTACTGTTGGTAACTCGTTTAACTTGGATAAAGCTAAAGCTGTGCAACAAGACGGGGTTCTTACCTTAACTTTTCCGAAGAACAAGGTAGAGAACGGTGGCAAGAAAGTTATTGATATTAACTAATTGTTGTTGGCAAGGACACGGGGAGGGAGCAATCTCTCCCCTTTTTTATTGTAAGTATATACATGAAACCGTTTGTATTATTATTTTCTCTTTTTTTATTAACTAGCTGTACGCTCGGAATAAAAACACCCGACGTATTTAACGGTGCACCTAGCTCTGATATAGGTAAACGAGCTGTTGCTGTAGTAAAAGCAGAAGATACTAATAAGCAAGTTGATCAAATAGCAGAAGCAAATAAAAAAGTAGAAGTTGTTCGTCAGCAAATGGAGATTAAATACGCGGCTGCTAGAGCTGAATTACAGAAGTCTTATGATGACTTGAAAAAGAAAGACGATGAAAATTTTACAAAGATAGGTGAACTGAACTACGGGGTGTATATGGTTACACAAGAGAAAAAGAAACAAGACATGAATACTCTTGTAGCTCATTTACGGGCAAAGGAAATAATGAGCCGTACTGATAAGTTACCAGATGCACAGAAAGCAGCTATTATAGCAGAAATTAATAAAGAAAAGACCTTAACAATAGATCAATTATATACAAAATATAACGGGGCAGTAGAGCTAGCTGTTGTAGAGAAACAAGCTTTAGACAATGCACAAAACGTAATAGATCAGCAAGAAAAAGAAAAACAAGCTCTAAGAAACGCCCAGCAACTTACTATTAACAAACTACAGGCTGAAAGAAACGCCGAACTTACTCAAATTAAGAAAGAAGCAGCAGATCAATTAGCTTTAGCTAAAGCAGCTCAAAAAGCTGAGCTTGTCGGTTTAATGGTAAAAGCGTTAATCGGGGTTGGTATACTATTCTTAGTACTTGCAATACTGTTAAAGAATATTACAATGGGTATAGGTGCTATACTATCTCTTGCATTAGCTTATGTAGCAGCTACTGTTGAAATGTGGATAGTAGGTGTATCTTTAGGCGGTATAATACTACTCGCGGTACTTATAGAAGTACTTAAAGCTAAGAAGAAGACTGCGAAGACGGTTGCCCCAACTCAATAACCTCATTGGTAACGTTAATAGTTTTAGCTTTAACTTTGCCAGTTAATTGCGCTATCATTTCTTCTCTAGTAGCTACTAATATGTTAGTGTTACCTTGAGGTAAATTAAGATACCCATCGTTTTTAAGACGTTGTATTTCTTTCTTACCTTCAATATCCAATTTTTTAAGATCTTTATTAGCTTCAGTTTTTTTATTTTGTAAATGTATTTTGTTAATAGTTTCAATAGCACCCGCACCAGCAGCTATAAGACTTGCTAAACCTGCCATTTGTTCAGGGTCACCAGTTGCAGAAATTACCTGTTGTAAATCTTTAACGCTTTTAACACTTAAAGTGGCTAATTCTGCAGAGTTCTTTAATATAAAGTCTTGAATTTCTTGCTCGGTTTTAGGTACTTCAACTTTTACCGCTTCAAGATCTTTGGCATAGTTTTTTGATACTGCTTTTTTGTCTTCGGAATTTAATCCAGCAATAAAATCATCTATTTGATTTATTACATTTTGATTATCCGATGCTGTATTATCCGGTAAAGGCGGTTGATTCACAATAATATTTATGAAAGGTATTGATTTATCAATAACATACTCTATACTACTTAATTATGTTCCCTGTTACTATTAAATTCATTAAAACACATGACTTAGCTGTATTACCTAAGTTTAATCACTCTGATCCATACACAGGCGATTCTGGTATAGATCTTACTGCAGTAGAGCAAACAATAGTACCTGCTAAAGGGTATGCTGTAGTACCTGTAGGTCTAAAGCTTGGTCATATTACACCAGGTTACTGGATTCGGGTTGAAGGACGTTCCGGTGTAGGTTTCAAGAAACATATCTTCCCTCACTTCGGCATTATTGATAATCCTTATAGGGGCGATATGGGTATTAAGCTTTATAATTTTGGTACAGAGGATCAAACCTTTAATGCAGGTGATAAAATTGCTCAATTAATTATATACCCTCTTATTCAGGCTGATATTGAATGGACAGATCAAGCTACTGAAACCTCTCGCGGTGAAAAAGGCTTTGGTTCATCTGATAACCCTAATATAAAGGCTAACGGAGACGGTACGTACGGCTTTAAGGATCCTATTTCAACTTATAATCATAAGATGGTAGCTAATAACGACGGTTCATTTAGTATTAAAGTTTAATGACAATTAACGACCAGTTAATGAATATATGGGTAGAGAAATATCGGCCGACTAAACTGGCCGATATGGTTCTATCTGAATCTTTACGAGCATTCGTAGAAGAGTGTAAACGTAAAGATGAGATACCTAACATGTTACTAGTTGGTAATGCTGGTACAGGCAAGACTACATTAGCTAAAGTTATTATAAATGAAATACTAGATGCCCAGTACCTATACATTAACGCAAGCGAGAAGAATGGCATTGATGAGGTCCGTACCTCCATTCTTACGTTTGCGCAAACTAAAAGCCTTGATGGCAAAATTAAAGTTATCTTTCTCGACGAGTTTGATAACTTTACTGATGCAGGTCAAAGAGCTTTGCGTAATGTTATGGAGGAATATGCCGGTAATACCCGCTTTATCCTCACTGGCAACTACTTACATCGTATTATTCAGCCGATTCAATCCCGCTGTCAAGTTTTTACTGATTTTACTCCTCCTATTGGAGAATACGCTAAGCGAGTAGGTTATATACTTCGTACCGAAAAAATACAAGTGGGTAAAGATCAGATAGAAAAAATTAAAGAAGTTATTCGTTATCATTACCCAGATCTACGTAGGATTATTAACTATATACAACGTAGCGTAGTTGATAGTGTATTGTCTATTAGTAATACGATTAATAACGAGGGATTCGCACAGGAGATCTTGGATAAAACGGTGAACAAAGAAGACCTTACGTCTATACGTAAATTCGTTATAGAGTCGGAACAAACCTTTGGAAACGATTATCCTAAGTTAATGAAAGACTTGTTTAATGCAGTGTATAAGAGCTCTATAACAGAAGATAAAAAAAGACTTGCATTGCTGCAAGTCTCTGAATATCTGTATCGAAGTGCTTTAGTAATGGATCAAGAGATTAATTTCTTCTCTTGTCTCATTGCTTTAACTTCCGTGGTGTGAGTGTTTAGCTTTAATTTGCTCTTTTTTCTTCATATCGTGCTCTCTACCAGCTTTCTGTAAAGCTTTAAAATCAGCTGCACCATACTTCTTTTTGCCTATGTATGCTTGAAGACCGGATTCATCTTTCATTTTCATTTTAGATTCTTCCATTGTATCACATTCACAAAGTTCTTTACCACATTTAGGGCAAATTTTTTCTGCAATTTGACCTGTAGTATTGGTTACTGTTTTACCACCAATTTTAAACTTATCACCTTTTTGAGTGTGAGCTAAATCCCCGGTAAACTCGTTACCTTCATCTTCAACGTCTACATCGTGATCAGTTGTATCTGTTGTTTGTTGATCAGCTAAAGAAGTGATAAGTTCTTTATTCTTTGAAAGTTCCTGTAGTTCCTCTGGTGTTAATGGTATACCATCAGTAAAAGATGCACTTGATACATATGCATTTGTGTAATATGGATCGTCTAATTCAATTCCGTCTAAAGTTACAGAATCTAAATCTACTGGCTTATCATTTACTCGAATGGTAGATTCATAATCATCAGGTATTTCGTAGTATTCTACATTTACATCTTCGTTGAGAATTTTAATATATAAATCTTCAATCGATTCTTTTAATTCTTTTGGTTTTTCAAGACCTTTTACTTTTGACGGCTTATCATCGTTGTACTTGTTTGAATTAGCTAATTTAGTATTCTTTTCTGCTAATTTATAATCGCCATTTTTAACCCAGTTTTGTTTTTTACCGAGTTCGTTTTGTGTGTTTACAGCTTTACCTTTATGCCAACCGTGTTTACCAATTTCATCTGGACCAGTGACCCGATCTGTTGCATCTTTTTGGCCTTCTGGAACTGGAGCTAAATTAATACCTGTATCGACTTCTTCTAAGCATTCGACAGGTAATGTGATTAAATTGTT